AAACTTAACATTCTTGTCAAGCAGGTCTTCAGGTTTTGGAATTTTCTCAATCAACTTAATGAATGTTACAAACTCCTTCGCCTTGCCCTTCAGGATTCCTTGTGCTATCTTTTCTACTGCCTTGAAACTCTCTACACCTTTGATTGCTGTTCCTATGAACTCCCAGCCCCTTGGTGTAATGATTAGATTCAAGTCGTCCTTTTCGTAGAAAAGCATCTGCTGAAATCTGTTGAGATACGTTACTACCCTACTGTCAATCTCGTTCTCAACTGCCCATGATGTCCACTCTTCGATTGTTGGAACGTCAAGGTTATACATGAACATCCTGCTTTGGATTGGCAAAGGCAATTCAAAAGTGTATGCCCTGTCTTCCTGCAGGTTGCCTGCTGTAAGAACCATCACGTCCTTATGTAGTGGAATGTCGCCAACTACCTTGTCTAATATTATTTGGTAGCTTGCTGACAATACTGATGGGCTTGCGAGATTCATCTCGTCAAGGAATAGCACCCCAGGATTGTTATGCAAGGCATGCACCCACAATTGTTTTTTGTAGATACAGCTTCCATTTTCTGGGAATGGCACTCCTGTGATATCAGTCGGCTCAACTTGAGACAACCTCAAATCGACAAGAATGAAATTCTCGCCCTTGCTGTACGCAATCTGTTTCTTCTCCTCAAGTGACAGCTTGTTCCACTCAACAAACTTTTCGCCACCTTTCTCACTTGCAAATCCACGAATGATATCGGATTTGCCGATTCCTGTCCTGCCCATAAGATTCATACTAAACTTTGGGTATAATCCAGACAGGATTGATTTCACTTCTTCATGTTTCATTTTTTCGACCTCACAGTTTTTGTAATTTCTCGTTCATCTCGATGGTAGATTTAATCTCCCTAAGCACTTTCTCCTTCGAATGAAATATGCTTGGATGTTTCTCCATCATCTTCTTTGCCAGTTCTTCAACAGCTTCATCAAGCTCGATGCCTACATCCTCACGATACCTGTCATACTGCTCTTCAGCTTCTGCATCTCTATGAGCTTCGTATGCCATATCCTCATCAAAGGCTTCTTCGAATTCACTATCGTCGAGAACTGGTTCTTCTGTTGTTGTGGTTTTATCAGTCATCCTCATCCCCCCTGTAAAAAGGATTCATTGAGATACTCTTGCAGTGTTGAATTCTGCCCCTCTCATCCCTTTGGATGTCGTTCGGTATATAGATGTCCTTTCTGTGTGGACTTGTGATACACACAGGCAGGCTGACTATATATATTATGCCATCCTGTTCTTCAGGTAGATTTGGTTGCCTGAACTCTTTTCTGACTACCTTGATTCGGTCTCCCTCATCAGTTGTAATGAATGATTCATCCACCAACATCTCTGATGCACGTATCACTCCCATTGAACGGAATATATTAACTTTCCCGTCCTCCCCTTTGAGGATGACCTTGTGCGGTGTCAGGTTCTTGATTTTTGTCATTTTGTCTCACCTAAAGTCTTTTGTCTATCACTTCCATGGTATTGAGTATTTCACTGATAGTCTTGCACGCCTTCCTAAACTCCTCGTTTTTGAGAAGCAACATCCAGGAATCATTGTCCTCAACTATCTGCCGTGGTATCTCAATCCTTGCTCTTTCTCCGTATGAAGACTCAATCTCGATTGATGCCCTCTCCTTAAACTCGGTTCTCAGCTTTGTAAGGTTAAACGCCTTGATATCCCTTTCATACATTTCGGATGTCAAGTACTCCTGCCAAACTGATTGCCTATTAAGAAAAGCATCCGTCACTTTTGATAATTGATATCTGAGCCTTGAATCGCTTCTTGCCCGTTCATCAAATACCGATTGGCTTCTGAGCAGTCTCCATGCTTCGCCGTCCTTCTTGTAAAAATAGAAGTACGCCTTTGTGTGACTACTATAGTCTTCGTAGCCGAATTTTAATTCGACCTTGTGACCTTTGTCCTTCTCTTCACTAAATACAAAATTTGTATCAGTGACACTTTCCCTGACCTCTTCAAAGCCAAGGATTGAAAAGAACTTGGTCAAGTTCACTTTTTTAGATTTCATGTTTTTCACCTTTGTAGATTTCTTCGTTCAAAAAAAAAGAAAAAAGACGCCCTTATACACCAAGGGCTTTCTTTATCCTGCTTGCAAGCTTGGATGCCTTCTCTGCATCGATGTTGTACTTCTCTGCAAACGGTTTATGTTTGCCACCGAAGTCATCGAAAAGTTCTGCTGCATCTAAAAAGTACTGCTTGTCTCTTTGCTTAGCCTTTACAAGGCCTACGTACTTTCTGATGTTGCCCTGTACCTTGCCTGCATACAGGTATTCCTTTGCCAACTGAGCTTTTTGGGCATCAGTCAACTGACTTAGTTCTACTTTGGTTTTTTGTTCTGTCATTTTTTTTGCCTCCTAATTTCTTATTCGCAGTCAGCTTCTCGCTGTTCTGCAGTGAATAGAAAAAAGAAAAAAAATTGTTCAGACGAAAATCGCACCTACCGCCAGACCGGCCTGCCAGTTTGCCTGTTCAAGATTTGAAATAAATCTCTACTAAGAATATTTCTTCATGTAAGGACTGAGACAGGTTAATTTCCCAACCCGACGGTGTTGTTGGAACATATAGTTTTTAATATATATGTTAGATTCACCCCCGCCCTAAGCCGAGCCAGTACAGGAGTAGAGGGCTTTCGCCATATCCTGATTTGTTGAGGATAAATCCGTTATCACTGAAACACTTATTATATAGAGGAGAAAGTGAGATTCCTTTATAAATGTATTGGTTGAAACTTATAGATTTGTATAGAATGAAACTTATACATAGTATATTGGAACATAGATATTGTACTATATAGAATCAGTGATTGTGAGTACAGTATCCTTGCAGTCCTTTTGGATAACAGGTCTTTTGATAGTGATATCCTCAATATATTCAAAGCTATCGTCTTGGATTATTCCAGCCTCGACCAGACCATCTAATATGAATTTAAGAATAATGTTATCAGGGTCTCGCCTCCGTCGGTTTGGATACGTGTTCTGTAATGTTATTTTTACCGACCCTTGATGCGGTTGCAGATTCTGCTCCTTGCACTTCTCCTGAATCAGCTTAGACCATTTCTTCTTCTTGTTATAATACTGACCCCAGTGCCGTTTTGTCATGCCGATAGTCTCATTTAGGTTCGGCGGTATATCATTTATCCTTAATTTTTGCTCCATCTTACCCTCTTGATATCAAATCTATAAAATATGCAAAAGTAGTGTTTGGGATAAACTCATGGGCATGATATGCACTTCTAAAAATTAGATAATCATCATTCTGATATCTTACATATTCATGCAACCTTTTCAATAATCGCTTTGGCATATTATTAAACAACCAATGACACTTTGTTTTGTCTGTAATCCTATTAGTAGATGCATTCGGATTTATTATTTCATACAAACCACAATGGAATTGAGCCATACAAGCCATACGACTCCATTCACTAACTTCCCGAGCAATCAGTTCTTCTTCTTTGTATTCATATCCATACTCATTATACAAAATTATTCCTATCATAGGACTTGAATCTCTATACGCATTTGCATACTCAAGTTTAAATGCGGGAAATAACAATTGCATCTGCCTAACAATATCAAACTTATAATCTTCCCATTCTTTTTTGTTTCCCCTCAATGAAAAGGTCAAAGCTAATTTTCTACATTTTCTTATTTTTGGCATTATAAATTTCAACAACTCTGTCGTTTTATCTAATGTCCCACAAAAATCAAGAAATGCACAACTATAATTATGATTCAATTGCTTAATTATTGATAAATCAGCATTGTATATCATACCCACATTCTTTGGCAAATTAGAACACATCTCTTGATATTGTTCTTTGTCATGTTCAACAACAATAAAATGTTTCCCTTCTAATGCATTCACGAATAAAAATTGAGGAGATTCCAAAGTCAAACAATATAAATGACCAGGGCCATGTACAACAGGAATAATATCTTTATAATAAATATCTTCATACGGCTTTGGATTAATTTTCTTGAATGATTCAATCACCTTATCCCTAAACTCATTCTTCCTTTTGGTATCATAGTTCTTTCTATGAGATTCAAAGTTGTTGTTCTTATTTGTATCAGTTCCTCTTGCTCTTCTTGTCTCCCACGCCTTTTGTTGTGGTGACATAGTCTTACGCTTAAGTTTGTTACAAAATTCTTTAAAACCTATATCCTCTTGCATCTCACTCATTTATATCCCCCTTATAACCTCTCTATTGCATGCATTACCTTGTATCCATCGAAGACCTCTCGTAAGCATTCGAATAATATCTCCCTTGGCAGGATTGAATCATGCACCACGACATATACATCTAAATGATTTGTAAGATAAGGCACTTCAATATGCACCTCAGTCTTCGTCGGATTTGCGTTGTATGATAATTCTTTAACTATCAGCTGTTGGTCTTGCTTTCCAAAAAGCCTGCTAAGAAATGACGAAAGCGGTTCCTTCTCATTATCCATCGGCACTCTGGTGTTCAGGTCATCAAAAAAATTATACTCCCTCATGAATGTCTTGTACTTCCCTATCCTTGTCTTGTAGCTCTCGAAAGCGTATCTGTAATTAATCATTTATCAATGCACCTGCTATCATCATCCCGCCAAGAATCCCAAAGCCTATCCAATTTCTGCTTTGATAAACTACTGCATTGTTGATTCCTATTGCCAATATAATTACTCCAATTGTGTATAGCACCTTATTCATTTTTAATAATACAACGGAAAGTTGTTCCTCCTGTACTGGTTGCATTTACCGGGACAGAACTTCTTCTGATACAAGGTCTCGCAATTTGGAATAACACTTCTTGCCTTTTGTTTGGCATAGAATAATTGTTTCTCCTTCCTGAATTCATCGTACTTGCTCATCCTTCCACTTGAGTCCTTGACTTCGCCCCAATGCTGTTTCGCGATGTCGTCGGCAATCTTATCAGGGATGCCGAGTTCCCTACATACCAATGCATAATACCACCTCGTCTGGTTCTTGCATTTTTGTTTTGCTTCCTTGAGCCAATACCTGACACAAGGCGGAAATTTGTTTACTATCTTTTGATAATCAGGATTGTCAATCTCGATGTCTGTATCTAAAGGCTTCATGGTGACTTCCCGACGTTTGCATATCTTACTAAAATCGATTGTATTGATAAGCTCCTTGCCGTAGAAAAATATCTCATGAGTAGGTTGTTTTGCCTTTTCCCTAATCTCCTTGAATGATAATTCCATGATGTCTTTTGTCCGTAATGGGATGGCATACAAGCCCGATTTTGTATGCATTGTATTCGGCACCCGTATTAATTGAGTGATGTCTCCAATCAATGTAGAATCGTATCCTTTGATGCCTAAGGTGTCAATGACATGGTATTGGATATTTGCCAGGATATCCCGACGATTGACGAGTGTATCAGACCATTTGCACATTATGTATAGATGGAAACCTTTGTCGCCCGAAAAGAATAGAGAGAACCTCCAGCCCTGTTCCAGTAATTTTGGAATGATTTGCCTAAGCTCCAAAAGACTTTCTTCCTTGTCATCGAAATCGAAAGCGACCTTGTCTATTTCCGATTCGACAAATTCTCCTCGGGGACTACAGTCATATAATGAGTAGAATAAAGTCATGACGCCGTTGTATTGATTTAAAAAATTGATAAACTGCCTCTTGTGCTTGAATACCTGTCGGGCAGGATTGCCTATCTGTTTTGGGAATTTTCTCATAAATGATTCCATTTTCATATCCTCTTCAAGACGCACTCAAGGACGTTTGCCTTAACCTTGTACCAAAACACTGATGCAGCAGCTTTGGTTGAATAATGTTTTACATCCTTGGCACCTGGGTATATATGTATTGTTTTGACTTTCTCGTCTTCGTAATAAACATCTATCGTGTATCTTGAAAACTTCTTGAGACGTGGTGCAACGTAGCCTACGCTTGCTTCAAACTTGAAGTTCTTCATGTCCCGTGGATTGAACTCCTCGTTCAGTTTCTGGACTATGTACCTGATAAATTTCCTGAACTCCTTATAGCAGACAGTATCCTTGCTTATGTTCTGCTTCTTGGTCGTAGGAATTGTTATCTTCAAAGTAATCTCTTCCTCCGTTCCTCGTTTATCTTTGGTTCGTACATGTCCCATAATGCTTGAACCCGTTTGTCGCTTCTGCATCGCCAGCATCTTCTGTTACGTTCGAATTTCCAGTCATGGATATCCAACCAGCATTGGTATGCCTTGGCAAGTGCCTTATCAATCTCTTTTTGGTTTGCCTTATCAACATACACCTTATGCTGGTCTGGAAATATAATTCCCCAATGCGTTGCAGTAATACCTGAGGTCTCAAGTAGCAACCAATGATACAACGCTAATTCAAACATATGATTTTGAAGTCCTCTGTCCTTTCCTGACTTGTAATCGAATATCACTATCTTGTTCCCTGCTTCAACTACAATGTCAATGTATCCTACTATCTTCATGTCCATGTGTTCTGCTTCTATCCTTTTCTCTGATTGCAGTATCTTATACTTGCCCATCTTGTCAAGCACCGATTTGACAAAAGCTACTTGTTCAGTAAATATCCTCGGTGCATGTCCTTTCACGACGTATTCATGGAGTTCATCATGCATGTTGTTTCCTCTTTTGAGAGCTACCCCGCCGTTGTAATCATCAAGGTCTAATCCTTCTACCTTTGACAAGAACCAACAGAATGGACAGTACTCATAGGATTTGATACTGCTTTTGCTTAAGTGGTCTAATTTATTTTTTTCCTTCTTCATCCTTTCTGTCCTCCATTGCTTGCTTTAGTAATTTTCTCATGCTGTCTACTATTTCATCTGCTGAACGTTTCTCTATCCCATTATGGACTAATTCAACAATAGCATTTACCCACAGATTCATGCCCACATTGAGCATAAACTGATTGAGTAGCATACGCTTAAACTCATCAGGGCCATCTATCTGTCCTGCTAGAACAACCAATAAATCCTTGACTGCTTCAAACGTTTTCTTGTGCACTATTGTCTGGTTGTTGATTGATTCTCTAATTTCCGGTGTACCATGCTCGTCAAGGAATTTTCTGAATTCTTCCTCGTTAGACATGATAATTGTATCTATCTTATCATCTGTCATTTTTTGAATACCGCCTTAAATTTTTTGTAATATGTTTCCACTGTTCTCCTTTCCAAATACGTCTAATGTGCCTTGCTTCTACCCCATATCTTTTTCCTAAAACAATCGAATTAATTTTGCCTTCCAACAAATATATTTTCTTGACTTGTATTGGATTTAATTTTACTGTATTAATATTAATTCCTCGTGCACCTCTTCCCTTTTTTATCTTATCATCATTGTTATCTGATGGAGTACCTAATTTTAAATGGCAAGGATTTATACAACTCGGATTATCACATATATGCATTACAACTTTACCTTTAGGAATTCTTCCATAATTCAAAGAATAAATTACCCTATGTAATTTTGTTTCTTTGTTTGCATAAAATCTAACATAACCATCTTTATCTAATGCATGTGAAGTACAGACCCAACAATTATTATCATTAATCCAAAATGATATATTCTTTTTCATCCCTACCATATTATCTCCTCGTAAAACCAAATACCTCCTTCATTATTTCTTTTTCGAAGACACTGCCGCCTGCTACAGTATCTTGAAACATTTTTTTCTTGTATTTTAATAAGTCGTACACCCTTTCCTCTATGCTTCCTTTTGTCAATAATGATATTACCAATGTGCTTTCTGTCTGACCTATTCTGTGAATCCTACCTTCACGTTGTTCGATTTTAGCACTTGACCAAGGCAGTTCATAGTGAACGATGTTCTGACAAAATTGCAGGTTGATACCAAAATTCAACACATCAGTTGAAATAAGGATATCAGTTTCAGCTACCTTGAACTTGTCAATGACTTCCTGTGCATTATCTCCCCCCTTGATAATCATGGGATTCCATTTCTTCAATTCCCTGAGGAGAATCTTAGCCATATCTGCGTACTCAGTAAATATGATTGTCTTGCCCTCGAGTACAGGCAATATATCATCTTGTAGTGTTTTAATTTTGTCCGTTTTTAAATCCTTGGGCTTAATGGCCAATGGCGAACTGCTCATAGTGAGGAGTTCGGGACTATCGGATACCCGACGCATCATTGTGATAGCTGCAAGCAATACCTTCTTCTGTTCCTCGTCCGCCGTCTCGGGGTCGAAATTCTCTCTCTTAGGCAAATTTGTGTAATGCTTTAGCAATCGTTTTTGCTCCGCAGTCGGGTCAACCCAATAGTCTTGTAGCACCTTAGGAGGCAGCTCTGACAGAATATCCTTCTTGCTTCTAAATATCATGACAGGCTTCAGTTCTGAATGAAGCAAGTCAAGATTCTTATAGGCTACAGGAACTTGAGTAAAACCATGTCCTGTCCAAACCTCATCGAACACGACAAACTTTTGCTGGAAATCATAATAATTGAAAAAATTCGGGTGTGCAAAGTTTATGATATTGAACATCTCCGTCGGCTTGTTTACCATCGGCGTAGCTGTAAGTAATATCTTATTGTCTGCCTTAATGTTCTTCAGTGATTTATGTGTCTTGGTCTTGGAATTTTTTATCTTATGAGCCTCGTCCAGAACTAATAACTCGAAATGGTATTCCTTTATCTTGCTCATTATCCTTGCAAGTTCGTAATTGACTATAATCATCTGCCTATTCTTCATTGCATCTTCCAATATCTGTTTTCTTTTCATTGGAGTGCCTTCCAAGATAACTGAATCTATGTCAAAAAACTTCTTTGCCTCCTGTTGCCACTGCCTTTTCAATGGATTAGGCACTACGAATATTGCACTCTTCATCTCAAACATCTTGTAATATGCCAATGCGACTATTGTTTTTCCTGAACCTACTGGCAATGATACAAGCTTCTTGCCACGTATCATCTCTTTGACGGATTCCATCTGATAGCCTTTCAGGAACTTCATTGCTTCAAGCCTTGCAAAAGATTCCTTGAATTTCTTGACTATGTCTTTCCTTACGTCAGCAGGTAGGATTGTTTTCAGTGCATCATATGATTGATAATTTGCAGGAACAAACCAAGTTCTTGTAATAGCATCATACCGTCTTCCAGGACAACGTTCCTTTATAATGTACAATAATCTATAAAATTCTGAACCAGACACTGGTATTTCTATATCTTTATTTCCGTATGTTATTCTCATAAAAATTCCTCCCATGATTTCGTTTTATTTGTTTATCAAACAATTTATGACATCGTCGACACAAATACAAATAATCATTTATGTTTCGTTTATAATTTCCTGAAATGTTAGCCAATTCTTGTGGTTCTTTGGTTCGACACATTTCACAAACTTCAGGTTTGTCCTTTTTTCTTCTAACCCAATCATGAATGGCTCCATAAGAAGCACTGTTGCCTTTCCATTGTGAATTGTTCTCATTTTGTTGAGTTCCATTTCTTATAGCGGTTTCACTTATTTTTCTTCGTATTTCACTTGATATTATTCTTCCCTTAGCAGCTAATCTCATCTTTTTCTTTGACTCTTCACTATGCTTGAATCCTTTTTTACTTTCCCATTGTTTTAAATAGAATGACCGAGGACGACGTTTGGCATTGCAAGAATAATATCTGGTTGACATATCACATATAATTTTCCCGCAATCGATACATTTTTTCTTAAGTGTTCGATTGTCACGTTTCATATATCATCATCCTCGTCTAAATCTAATTCGTCCTTCTCGTTCTCTTCTTCCATTTCCTGTTCGGCGAATATCCTATCCATCTCATACTTGGACAACTTAGCCTTGTTCAATGGATTGCTTAATTTTCTGCCCGTAATCTCATCCCGAGGCCGGGCATCTTCCTCTTCCTCATAATCATCTTCTATTTCCATTCTGGTATAAAATCCTGTAATGTATAGTTTAATTTCCAGCCCATTGCATCGAATATCGGTGTCAATGGATTGGTTATCACCCTCTGAAATGCCCTGTCCCAGTCCAGTTCGAATCCTTCCGGCAATTCCCCTTGGAATACCCATGCGTCATCAAAAGGGATTTTCTTAGGTGTCTTCTTGACAAAGTAGTATTTGATTTTGCTTCCTGCTGGAATGTTGAGGCCAAGATGCTCCCTGCTGTTGTTGCTTGCCCGTAATTGTATAGGATTGTTCTTATATTCAGCCTTGACGCTTGTAGGAAATCCTATCTCGTCAATGTCACCCTTTTTGAAGTCCTTCTTGAACTCTTTGATGTACTTAAGGCAATCATTCCTGCCTTTGCCTAAGAGTATCAACTGAAGCATCCCCTTCAAAAATACCTGTGCCCTTGAGGGGAAATCGCTCCTTACAACTGACATGCCCTTGATGTCTGTCCGGGGTTGACTGGTTTGCTGGCCATCTTTCCATACGACAAGTCCTGCGTATCGTTTCTTGACTCCGATTGTCAGCAACGCCTGATATATCTTCTCGAACTCCATAATGATTTTCCTGTTCGGTTGTGCATTGTATCCTTTGAGATAATCTTCCCATAGGTCATTGATTTGTTCCGTGAGTGCATTGCCTATGTTCTCTGCCTGCTTGAGACTGCCGGCTCCTGTCTTAATGTAGGTTGAATCTGTATCCGCTATTACCGTCTCATATCCTTTGGATTCAAGATAATTTTCTGTGTGCATTATCAACTGTCTTCCCATATAGGTTATTGCCGCTGCAATCTTTGGCTTGTACAATCTGAAATACGGACTTGCCGTAACGCCATAATATGAATTCATGATGACCTTGACTGCATACTGCATCTGGTCGTAAGCATGCTTCTCAACCTTGTCAAGTGCATCCCGCATGGCCTTCTTGTACTTCGACCTCTCTTCCATAAGCTCCTCAAGCACGGAATTGGCAAACCCTTTGATGTCTTTTCTAAAATATGTATCGTCAGTAATCTTGATTAGTAAGTTTTTTTCCTGTAATTTCTTGAACAGTTCTGTCCCTGGAACGACAAGTGTCTCATATGACATGTTGAACTGCATCATGATGCTTGGATATAATGATTTAAAGTCTAACGCAACAACCCACGGATGCCTTCCAGCGGGCGGTTCCTTGACATATGCACCTTCGAATGTCTGTCTTTTGTTGGTTGGGTCTTGTGCCGGCAACACTATCCCGTCCCTCTTAGCCTTGCAAAGGACGAAACTGTCAATGATTCTTTTGTTGCTGAACACATCGTGAAAATTTACTTTTGCCAGTCTTCGTATGGTGTCGAAAAAATCTATTATCTTCAGTTTCTCATCAAGCATCACGAGCAATTCAACATCTCTTTTTGAATATAAGATAAATTTCTCGTCTTTGAGGTCGTTAAGCACGCCCCTATACTTTTCCTTTCCTTCGCCAAGTTCCTGTTGTGCAACGAACTCTAAAGCATATGATGACTTCTCTCCCTGTGTCAGTTTCCTGTAGGCATGCAACAAATCCAGGATAACCCTGCCCTTGATTTTCATTACATCATTAAAGAAAAATGTCTTGTTAATCCTTGACAGCTTATTGATGTTGAGATTGTTCTGCTTCATCCTGTTGAGAATATAAGGCATATCGAAGTCGACATTCCATGCGGTTATTAAGTCCGGGTCAAGCTTGCATACCACATCCATAAAAAACCTAAGCAGTTCCCTTTCGGTGTTGAATGATTTGACCTTATGATTACCTCCGATAGTAATTTCTTCCCGTTTTAATAATAGAGTGTAATATATCTTTTCAAAATTGTCATAAAAACTGATTGCAGTAATTGGCATTGCATATTGGTCTATCTTTTCAAAGCCATGACTATCGTCGACCTCTATGTCCAAATACATTATTCTGATAGGCACCGGAGTTATTGCTTGGTTGTAATAGTTGTCAATGATGTATCTGTTCGTATAGACAATATCGCTTTCATAGGTAGTATCATAATTGAACCTTACCCCTTCCATCTCTTTAGGGGACGTTAGCGTCTTTTTCTTTAGTCTTTCCCCTGTGAGTGAATAATATTTCCCGTCGGTGGCAGGAATATAGAAATACGGAACAAAGTCTATTGACTTCATGACCGTCTTTCTTTCCTCGTCCCTACTGAAAACCCAGATTATCGGGCCTTCATTCTCAACTAATATCAACGTCTGCACTCTCCACCATTATGTAATACTTACCTTTATGCTTCTTGATTAGTCCGTCTGCAAGTATCTCATCTAAAATCTTCTGCGAAGCACTCATTGTCTTACTCATCTTTTTTGATATTATCCTTAACATCTCTTTTTCTGTGAAGCTTTGACCTGTCTTTGCCATGGAATGAAGCATCCTTCTTGTCTTCTTCATCAATGCCATCATTGCTTTTGATGTCGGTACATTGTACTCGATAAATACTACAAGTTCTAAAAATATGTCCTTAAGCAATGACAGGCATTCAATGATGTCGGATTTTTTTATGACTGTCCTCTTATCTGCCAATGCTGTCAATACGAATAGGCTGTCGGCAAGCGAAGAGAAATATCTTATCACAAAAGATTGTAATGTATTCCTTTTCTTCCAGTCTTTAAGATTCCTTTCAAGAGACCTCCTGACCATACTGCAAGTGTCCCGTTTGGATTTTAGATAAAAGTCATAATCTTCAATCGTAAGCTCCTTTATCTTTTGCTGAGTACGCCATTGATAAACGTCCGCAAAATCCTTGGCAAGACCTTCTATCTCTTTATCATTGAGCTCGACTTTTCCTTTTATGATTTGCTCGTCCATGCTGTCCCTTTGGGCACTGCTAATGTTCCTAAAATAAGATATCGTCCTCTGGAATAAACCTTTTTCCATGAAGGCTGAACTCATCCTCTCTACGGGTCTTGTTGCACCTAAAAAGACAAAGTTTGGAGTAGTAATTGTCATGTTGCCGTTCCAACTGACAAGTTTCTTCTCCATTGTTTTACCTTCAAGCATTGTAAGAAGCATCTCGCTTATCGTCTGCTTGTCGCCCCTTTTTTCTTCGAACAGAAAACTGCATTCGTGGGATAATATTAAATCACATTCCTCAAAGTACCCTTTGATAACCGTCTCGTAATCCAGAACCTTCTGACCTTTTTTGTTGATATACTCCTTGAACCTATTGATATAGGTTTCCGGTGTTTCAGTCCACATAGTGTCAAGTATCCGGAATACTTCATCGTCATCGTCCCTTTTGAGTAATTTATATAATACGTCCGAAATGCTTTTTGCAAGAGTGAAGACAAAGTTCAAGCCCTCTGATTTTCCACTGGTTGAATCCTGGCTCCAGAACATATGCACAATAGGATTAACTGGTATCTTACCACCAGTCGCTCTCTTTATGTAGTATTTCCTGTTGCCCACACCGGTCTTACACACAAGACTCATAATAGTGTAAAATGTACTCTGGGCTGCAACGTTGTTGTTGAAACTTGCCTTATCGAATATCTTTACGTACTTCTTTTTTAACGGACAACTAAGTACTGCTTTCTTCTCGATGCCGGTTTCAGCTTCCTTGAACTTTTCATACTCCTCCTTTACCCATTGAGTAAATTCTGCCTTCTTCTTTTCCTTATCGGATTGGATGATAGTATCCTCTATCATCTCCCATTCGGCTTCATTCTCCTGCTTTTTCTGTTCGAAAAAGTCTTTAAACTTCATCATTTAACTAAGTCCTTCCAAACTTCACTGGCATTGAAAGTATATTCACCTTTGTCTTTGTCGACCTTAGCCATGTCATATGTCTTCCCCTCGAGAAGAATCTCATACTTGCTCTTGTCGATGGTCGCAGTGAATGTTATTCCGCCGAACTCTTTTTTCCTTACCGCTTTGATTTTCTGAAACATCATCTGATTTGTCTTCAATTTTGCTGAGGATAATTCTGTATCACTCCCGATAAAATCTTCGTGAGAGATAAATATCCTTGCGATAGGAATTGATTTGACCTGTTCCAAGGTTTCCAGAAAATGCTTGTTCCTGATTTTCCAGTATGCCATTGTTACTCCGCCGTCAGGAGTGATGTTCTTGTCTATCCTCATCTGCTGTTCTGCATATGATAACGCTGTTGACAAGCCGTCGAATACTATGCATCCTATCTTCTCCTTCTCGTAATTTCTTCTGACATACTCTATGGTTTTTCTTATCTTCTTGAATGTCTCAAGATAATCGATATTTTCACCATCCTGTGTGACAGGGCCTAAGTGTATGAACCTGTCCATCCTGTCTTTGTAATATTTCATTATGATAGGCAAGTCTCCTCCATCGAGGTCTATCACCATCATCTTCTGGTCTTCGGGCATAAGGTCTATGTATGATAATGCCAGGCCGGACTTCATTGTCCCATCCGTGCCGTAGATTAATGTACATACCTTGCTCTCTTCTCTATACTCTGTGAACCATGACTTAACGTCATCGTCCTTGATTTCCTTCGGTTTAGCAACTTCTGCTTCGGCTTTCTTAATGTCCTTAGCGTCTGGTTGCAAGTCCCAATCATCTGCCATTTAAATCCCCCCTTGGTTTATTCTTCCTTCTTTGGCTTGCCAAGAAATTCGTCTACGTCTTCGTCATCGACTTCCTTCTGGCCACCGATGTCTGCATCAGTCTCTTTTTTCTTGAATTCATCCCTCACATATATAGCATGAGGCGTTATGCTGTACGTTACAGGCTCCCCTTGTTTCTCTCTTTTGCTTAGCCTTCCTACAACAATCAAGTCCATGCTCTTCTCTGTGAAATTGAAATCAAGTTCCGGAATCTTAGGCACCCAACAAGTAAGATACTCTGAACCTGTTTCGTCCATAATTTCCAAAATGTTGTTAACTTCTATCTCAACTCCTTTGTCCTGCTTGTTCTGGTTCACCCTCATGGATAACACGTCGCCTTTGACCGCAGCAATAACTGGCCTTTGCTCCTTTCTTTCCTCATAGAACTCTGGTAGCTTTTTGATTGATGTCAAGCAACCTGCGAAGTATTCCTTCATTGTTTCCAGTTTCTTATCATAAGACATCTTTACTGCAAGCTTAGGTTCGTTTGCTTCCCTTGCGATGACTACAAGCTCTGTTGCTGTGGACTTTTGGGATTTGATTCCTATAATTTCATATTGGTTTCCAAGTTCCATGCTTACCTTGTCTGCCAATAATCCACCGGCTTTGTAATATCCTTTCATCTGTTTGCCGTCAATTTCCATGTAGCCCATAAAGGTCTTAGTCAAGCTCTCGTCGAGATTAATAGGCTTCCCTTTGTTGAACCCGCTCTGATATAAAGGCTCCCCTTGACTGTTGCACAATCCTTTACTTACTGCTTCTTCTTCGTTGTCGTCCCAGGCCGTCTTTGCCTTGATGTAGTCTCTTCTTGCATTGTAGTCTGTTTTCTCTACTGCCAGAGGAGTGAATGTCGCTTTTACTGTAGGCTCCCGTTCCAGTCTCAACAAGTGCTGATTCATCCTGAACCTGACATATCGCTCTATGTCTACACTTACATTCATATCTTTGCCTTCTTCCTCAAACTTATCCCATAGCTCTTCAAGCTCTTTTGCCTTCAGACCTGTCTTGTTCGCCTTGTCTGCCAAATACTCTTCTTTTTTCATTCTTTCTCTACCTCCTTGATTTGCATCAAATTGATGCCGTTTTTCTTTATGTACAGCTCCTTCTTGTCTATATCACCGTCGATGTCAATAAAGTGATTTATTGTAATCCCAAGTTCGTCTGTCATGTGTTTTGGTATAACTACCATGGTTGCCGTCTTCATGGTTATTATCTCCCGACGTACACTTTTAGGCACAGATTCATCCATTGTATCTTTGAACTCTACCTTCAAGTAATCTTCTTCTTTGCTCCAGACCGCATAGTAACTCTTGTCAAGTTGCATTTCTTCCGCTACTTCTTTGGGAATAATTACAACCATCCCATCCGCAAACTTAGTTACTTTACGTCTGAATGTTTTTTCTATCTTCATTTATGCACCTCGAATGTCAATCAAAACCTGTTTTGGACTATAAGACCAATATATTCTATATTCTTCCTTATGATACGTTTCCGATATCTTAAACCAGGTAACGTCGTCAGGAATCTCCTCATCTGTAAATAATTGCAATTCATAAACACCATGCTTCAAAAGAAACTTTTCCCCTAATTTCAATAATATGCCTTTATCATTAATTGAAAAGTATTGCTTGTCAAAATACAATATTCCGTTCCTGTACTCATCTGTCCAGCAAGGAAGCACTTCAGGATAATTATAGAGCTTTTGTTTCACAGTCATGATTATGTACTTGATACAACATGGTGGCAACTCATTCATGTTTTTGACCTTAGGGTAAACTAATTCCCAATCGTTGAATTCATATTCACAGATTAAATCTTCTTCCATCTTTTTTTGCAACCTGAACAACAAGGAAATATTTTTATCTTTACATACAGCAATTTTATCATGATTCCTCATTATAATGTCTCCCCAAACATCTTGTTCTTTGAATAATAAAGAGATAGGTCATTTATATATATTATTAATATCAAACTTATATAATGTAGAATAGCCTCATTTGTACTATAACAACAGAAAAATGCAACATATATAATGGAGTATATAGCTTAGGTATATAAAACGGTCTTAGATATATATAGAAATCTTGTAGTTACCTTTTCGTATATTAGTATATTATTGTAGAGGACGTTATCGGACTATGGTATCATTACTTATTCTTATTATAGATATATAAGACGCATTTATTTGAATAACCTATATAGTAGAGAATATATTTCCTGAGACCGTCATATCTTTGATTTAAGCAGTCCTTTTTTTGGTAGTGTATTTTATAGAATAAAAGAAAAAAGAGGTCATATGGGCAGATATTTGGGGGGGAAAAGAAGTCTTACCCATATGACCAGACTGTTTGGTCGAAGGAATTCATAAACCAAAATATCTTCTTTTGCCTGCTTTGCCTGCAGATGCAGTTCCTTTCGGCTTTTTCAAGCTTTCCATGAAATTCAATGCCGACCTCAGGAAACCGATACTTCCACCAAGCCACACACCTGTCAGTAGTACATCAATTGTGAATTCTCCTGTCTTTGCAATCTGAGTCACTTCATAAACAGCAGCTGTTACTCCACCGCTTACTGCGTGCCCAAGTAATGTAAGCACAAATTCTTTGATTTCTTCCAAGCTTTTCATAGTATCAACCTCCAAATCGATTTAATATGTAATGAACAGCAACATTAATCACTGATAATGCTGCTATTGCGATTCCTGTCCATTTAGCGAACTTGAGTTCGAGTTTTCGGATTAATGCATCGTGTTCTCTATCTTTCTGCTTCAAATCTCTTATATCATCTTTGAACGGGCAAGTCTGAGCTTCATGCATAGCCACTTGTTGCATCTTTTCGCTTAGTTTCTCGTAGTTCTCGTTTAGGCGTTCCAGTTCTTTAAGTACGAATTTACTCCATTCACGCCAACCGTCTCTGTCTGTTTC